TTCCATTCTCATAAACATAAGCATTGAGAATGCTACCTTTTACTATTGGTGTTGCAACAATTGTTTGATAAGATTGGGTTGCAGTACCAAAACCAACTGAAGTATATTCTATAGAAACTTCAATATTAGGATAAGCAAAATTTTGATATCCTGTTCCAGAAGTAGTAAATTTAACAGGATACCTGTTTTCATAATTTGAAGTTACAGTTCCTGCAATACCAGCATCTGCAAGTCTAAAAGAATTATCATCAATTTTAAGAATTTGATATTGAGTTGCAGTAGTTGTTATTCCAGTAGATGTTGTTAAACCTGTTATTGATGTTCCATCAGAAGAATATACTATCTTTTCTCCATCATTAAAACCATGATTATTGAAATTAATTTGATTATATACAGTTGATATTCCTGCTGGTTTAACAATTAATTTTCTATTTGTATATCCACTACCACCATTAATTACATTAACTGCTGATAGAGTTTTACGTTCATTTGTAGTCTTAAATTTATGAATCCCACTTGTATAAAAAGTACTTAATCCTATTATATTAGTATTATTAATATAATCATTAGAAGATGGATATAATTTAATAGTTGAATTATTATCAACTTTTATAAAATAAGATGCATTATTAATTAATGATGATGTTCCAATACCTACTCCAATTCCAGTATTATTATTAGCATCATATATTACTTCCTGCCCATTTGTAAAATTATGATCTGTTAAAAAGGTAATTTGATTAGTATTTTGATCTACTCCACCACCTTGACTAATTAAACTGCCAGAAAATGATACTTCTCTAGATTTTTTAACAATAACAGGTTCAATAACAGCTCCAGTACCATTACCACCAAGTACTTTAACAGAAGTAACTGCTTCAAGATCAAAATCCAGAGTATCTACATCAACTCGTTTAATTTCACCACCTATTGCCAATCGTACTAATGCTGTGGTTCCTACACCAGCAGAAATCGTTGATTCTGGTAGATTAATAACATCATAATTACTACCACCATTCAAAACATCTACAGATTCTATAGGACCATAATAGACTTTATCTAAAGATTTGTAATTATTAATCTCTACACCATTAATTAATAATCCAGTACCTCCTGCAAGTGTTTTTTCATCTTTTCCATTTTCAATATTTGCAGGTAATTGAAATTTCTTAAATATTTTCTGAGCACCAATTTTATTTGATTTTTGAGAATATAAGACAAATTCATGATTGCCAAATCCAATATCTGGTTTTGTAAATGTTACAAAAGAACTTGTTCCTATAAAAATTGCAGAATTATATAATTTAATAGACTTATTATTACTTAAAACTTCCACATAATATGTTCCTACTACCAATCCATTCAAAGGATTGCTTGAATTATAATATATCCTATCTCCTGTTCTAAAAGGAACATCAGTAGGAAAAGTTATTGAAGTATAATTACCTAATGTATTAACATCAGTTAAACTAGATTCATCATTTGTTGATATAATATTAATATTTTTTGTTATTTCTTGAGTATAAACTGTAGTAACTCCTACTTCACCAGAACTGGAAGGTAATGAATTAGATGCAACATAAGCATATTGATCATCAGTAGTAGTATATACATTCAGTACATCAGAAATAATCTGATTATTCCCAAATTCAATAGGAACTATTGAACTAGATGCTTTATTCAGTTTTCTTCTTAATGTATAATTGAGATCATCTCGTATCCATGAACTAGTAAATCCTACTAATGTAACTGATTTATCATCAATAAAATCAACACGAGGAACCTCATTACTTGTGGGATATACTACTTGACCTGAATTTGTTGTTCCAATTCCAGCAATTATTTCAATTCTATCACCTATCTTTAAACTAGATTTATCAATATCACTTTTAAGTGTTAATGTCAGATTTTCATAAAAACTTTCGATTTCATATGTTGAACTAGTATTGTATATCCAAGAATTGGCAAATATTTCCTTATATGTTTTTTGAGGATATTTTAAATCAGGATTTTTAATTAAATCACCAATATTCTTAACAAAAACTGTATCTCCTTCAGTAACTCTTACAGTATCTGATACTTGAACAAAATCAGATAATACTCCTGTCAATCTTATTTCTACTTTCTTGGAGGTATCTCCATCCTCATATCCAAAATATATTTCATCAGATCTTACATTATCTCCACTAATAATATCACTTAATTCACCTGAAGGTGATGTCCAACCACACCCTATAAATTGATTAACACTCTTACTTGTATATGTGATACTATTAATACCAGATATAACCATTCCAGTTTTTGCAAATCCAACTGTAGAATCAACTGAAATTATAGAAGATCCAACTGATACTGTTTCTAAACTTTTTGAGCTAGGAGTAACATTAAAAGTTCCTGTAATAGTATCGGATTCATCATAACCAATAAAAAATTCAAGTTTAAAATACTGTTTATTATCCCTAGTAAATGCTTCTACTGAAGATATTGATGCTGTAGTATAAGAGTCAGTGGATTTTTCAATCGTTTGTCCTACTAATTTACTAGGATCTCCAGAAATTATTTCTGCAATCGCAACTTCTCTTCTAACATATTCTGCTCCAGAAGGTTTAATTAGATAATTTTCTAAATTTACTATTCTTGGAGTTGTACCATAAAGCACATTAAAAAGAATTCTAAAAGATTCATCAGTTCCTTTTGTTTTATATAATGATCTTGCTTCTTTTATAAAATTACCAACATTTAAATCATTTACAAGATTTACATTTTCTAATCCAGGAGTAAAGCTAGATTTTAATTTACTATAAAATTCTCTTAAAAATAATGTACTTAAATTCTGTATAGATGATCCAGAATCATGTTTTGCTGCTGATGTACTTGAAAATACAAGTTCTTCTTGATTTGAATCCGAATGATATGATGTAATTCCACTAAATCCACGTTTACATCCAGTAAATGTTATATTATCATCCGCAATACCTGTATATGTGATGATTTCATCATCAATTTTTAATAAACCATACTCTGATGGGTATCCTTTAGTACTACTGACAGTAATTGAAGTATCACCACTAGTAATAATACCAACTGTAGTGGCACTATCAATTAATACTTCTGGTACTAAATTATCAACATTTAAATATTGATCTAAATTTTCACTAAGATCTACTGGACCACTTTGATATTCTTGAGAAATATAATATTGTTTAAGAAAATCTGCAACTTTTGGATTTTCATCCAAAAGAAATTCGGGAAGTTGATTGTTAATAATCTGTTGAATCTTAACTTTAGATTCAAATCCAGTTTGTATCATATTCTTACTTTCTTATTAGATCCGCATTTGAATAACTAGATGTATAATAATCTCTGGCAAATACAGTTCCTGATACCTCATCACCTGAAGAAATAACATCTCTTACCATATTTATTGTACTTTTTCCAATGCTAAAACTTAAATATAAATCCTTCAATCCAATTACATCATTAGAATCTGGATATGCCTGAATTTCGATAATATTATTTGGCAATTCTGTTGAAGTTATATTTATTGTGGTTAATATAACTTCTCCTTTAACATAATCGACTGTTCCAGCAGATTCTACAATAACTTTTGTTGTATCGGGGTCAATTGGTTTTACTATAGACAGAATACCAGTCTTTTTATCTTCATTTGGAATATCAGTCAAATAAACTACATCACTTTCATTAGATAATTTAAATCCAGTAGATCTAATATTGTATCCAGCACTATTCACAAAGAATTTATTACCAAAACATAATTCATATTGAGCAAATTGATTAATTAATGCTTTTAGATCTCTTCTCATTCTTACCCTAGTAATATTAGAAGTTACTGCATCATCAGTATTATCAATTACTTGCTGTATTTTACTGTACTTAAATCTTCCACCAAATGCATTAAGATCTATAGAATTTGCATATGTTGTTAAAGAATTAATTACTTTAGTTTTTAATGCTTCACTTGTAGATACTTTATTATAATTGTAATAAATTCCAGAATCAATTTCAACATAAAGTATCTTAAGATCTTTTATTTTTTGATTAATTCCAGAAACACCATACTGTTTTAACTGTGATAATATCCTAGATTTATTAAAATCTGATACATAAGTACCATTTTTTGGTTTAATACTAATTACTACTGTTCCAAATTCTGGAGGATCCAATTCTTCACCACCAACAACCGAAACTGATTCGGTATCAGGGTATATTTTCTTAACAATTGTTTCATAATCACGTCCAGTTACTGCTCTACTCTGTGCCGAATAAATTTTTGGTGCAAAATACTTAATAGAATCAAGTGTTTCAATCTCAGATCCATTTTGAGATGCTTGATTTACAGTTAATACTACACTTGAAGAGTTAAAAAATGACCCACTTGATAATTCTAAACTTCCAGAGAATGCAAGATTACTGATACCATTACCTGCTTTTCCATTAGTAACAATATAATTAGCAGTGACTATTTTTCCATCATGATTTGGTCCTACTCCCAATTTTTTACCAATTATCCCATCACCAAAGAGTAATTGATATTTTTCATCTTGCACTTCCTGTAAAAGATAAATTTGAGATAAAGATGTAACATCAACAATATCATCGGATATAAAATATTCAACGCCTAATTCATCTGTATCTGGATTAACATAAACTTTGAGTGTGGATGTATCAATATATGAATTATCTAAAATAAATTTTTGATCTAATGATCCATCATATTCAAATTGTTGTGATAAGTACGAACCTTCATAAATTTCAATATTACTGAAGGTTGCGACACCATTAATAAACGTTCTGGTAATATCTTCTGTAATTGAAAATGTATATGATGTATTAGAAGCATTACCTAAGCATATAACCCCTCTACGAAGGACTACCTGCGACGAAGTATCTCCTTCAGGTCTTTCTACAGTAAAACTTATCTCTGCCTTTGCTGCCGTTCTAGAACGGGGTACATAACCTATATTTCTTGCAAGTGAAACTACATTTTCTCTTAGTGTAGCAGAGTCTAAAAATGACTCATTTACGATCATATTTGAGTTAAATGCACTAATATACGTATTATATGCTAAAGTATCGATCAAAACGGAAAAATTAGACCCTTCAAAGTCAAAATCCGTGAAATCTGAGTTAGAACGGAGATAATCTTTAATAGAAGTCTTTATCTGATCAAAATCTAGGTCTGTAAATTTAGTAAAAGGCATATTATCTGGTTGCTTCTAAGAGGAATGTGTAATTTTGAGTCGGAAATTCTTGACCTATGATCTCAAATGTAACAGTACACTCAAAAGAATTCCTATCAGGTTGAGGATTAACCTTTACTGTGACATTATTGACTCTAGTTTCAAAATTTTCGATGGCAATTTGTATTTGATCTCCAATAATCGATGCAGTACCAAAATCAACGAAATCAAATAGAGTATCTCTTACATCAGATCCAAATGATGAATTAAAAAATTTCTCATTTGGGATAGTTTCGACAATATTTCTTACAGACCTACGTATCGCATCTTCATTTTTTAATATTTGGAGGTCTTTTGTAACAGGATGTGGGTCAAAAGACAGTGAAATGTCCTTAAATGCACGTGATATCCTTTGAACTGCCATTATGACAAGAGTTTTTCTTTATTTATAAGGTAAATTGCTATAATTAAATAAAAAAAGCGTCCCTTTCGAGACGCTACGGTTATTTTCCTTGTCCTCTGTACTTCTTTCGAGACGAGTTACGGGATGTTGCAGAATACTTAGTGTGCTTTCCGTTCCCTTGACGAGTTTTTTTCGGAGTCGAGAGAATCATTTCAGATCCCCATGCCCCAGTCTTTGATTTTACTGCCATTAATTTTCCTCTATAATGATTTCAGTGGTTATTGTGTCTGGATGTGGAGAACCTGTCTGATAATATTCAATTGCCAGATCCTCCATACGTGCAAAAAATTCTGATTGACCTAATTTATCAAATAGAACTTTCCCATCTACAAGAATTCGATGTAATTCGATGCCACGTACCATTAAATTACTCTGGTTTTCTCGTGCCCGACTCGAACTCTTGGATCACACCAGATCTCGAAACCTGCCTCCTTTGCATCTAGACAGAATGAGACATCTTCGCCACACATGTCTTGGACTTCGCCAGATTCGAAGACTTGCATCTTGGGAGCGAACCATGGATAAGGCATTCCTTCATCTTCGAATACTCCTTTCTTAATCAATAACCATCCGAATCCTGTATAATCTACAGTAAATGGTTTGCGACGCTTTGAGATACTCTCTACGGTTTCATGATTCATCACTCCACCATTATTACGGAAGTCGTCTTCTTCTAACCAATGTGCCACTGATGTTGTTTTACCATCTTCTGTAGCATACCATCCTGCTGCTATATCTTTTTCCATTAAAACTAACTGGAAGAATTTCTCAGAATTAAAAACAATATCTGAATCAATCCATAACTGCCAATCATATTTTAATTTTCCATCCCATGGAACTTGTTCAGGTCCTCGCAGTACATTCGCACCTAAACATTTGCATCTTGCAAAATTTACCATTGACGAATAATCCTGCGAAATCTGAATGCTCGCACCAGATTGTACTAAGTCAAAGCAAAGTTGTACAAAACTTTTTAAGTAAGTATAAGAAACTCCCCTTCCTGGTAGGCAAAATACAATGGCTTTTCCTTTTACCATCTCTTTTGCTTTATCATAATCCCATTCTTGGTCTGCCTTCTTTTTCGTGGTAGGCGATTTTGCCTTTACCGTAAATCCTTTAGCCATTCGAATAATCAGTTACATACAAATCATACAGCATTATATAGTAATTGTCAAGTTAGTTTTCACTATCTGCGTCACGTAATATTATATCATCATTGTCAATCACCCACTTTAATTGGGTCTCCTCGTACCAATTATATTCATTAATAATTTCCTCTGGTATAATTGTATAATACTCACCAGTTACTGTATCGACCTCTATGGACGTAAAAATTTTGTCGAAATTTTTTTTCATACACTTAAATCCCACCGTCGATTTTATATAGGGAAAAATATTTTTATATGAGAGTTACTTATATCTGCCATCCGTAACACTTTGTAGGTTAGGGGTTCCTTCGGTTTTTATAATAAGGGGGGCATCAACGCCCCCCACTGTCTGATCACGAACGAATGGCATCACGAACGAATGACCCTAAGCGACTAACGCAAACTTAGGGTTTATGAAATTACTGTAACTGAACTCACGGCGATTAACTAATTTGAAATATCCAAAGCGGGTGATCATCACGTACCCCTCACCCTGCGTGGGTTCTGTATAATTCATGCAGGTCTCAAACTCTGCATTGTCTTCGCACGAATTCAACGCCGCTAATTTGATTTCATTTACGGTATGCCATAAGTCGATCAACGAAGCGGAGCATAGACCCGCCCATTCAAATACGCTAGAGTTGATCGCTTTACCCTCACGAATAAGAGCGTTGATGTTCAGTTTGATTTTCTTTGCTGTTCGCTCATCTACAAAATCAACATCCGCCGCCGTCTTCTTAGCATGGTCAATCATATTTTTGAGGTCATGGAAAGCACCCGTTCTACCCTCACCTGAAATATACGCATAGGGTTGAACGAACTTCACACCCTCAACCGTGCTTTCTAACTTTTCAAGTAATGGACTTGCGATTGCATCACGCAAATCTTCGACTGCGAAGTATTTGGTATGCGGTGCCATTATGATTTTCTGTTCTACGGTTTCCGGGAATTTATAGGTTAGTGTGTTCGGTCTGTAATTCTTAGCACCGCCAAATCCTATAAAGTCGCCTTGATATATGTTCTTAGTGATGGGCAGGTATGCCATGCAGTACATTAAGATTTTCTCTAATGCAGGTTTGTGACCATAGTGCATTTCTATATCTGAAGGGGTTTCACATATGATGATTTTCTTTTTATTGAATACTGACTTAGTGCCAACGAACTGGCAACCCGTGGCAGGATTGCGACCCCATACAATAGCGGGTGCCCCATCTATTTTGAGTGATAGGATAAGAGGCAATAAAAAAGCATCCAATACAGATAAATCACCTGTGAGGATGCTGTCTTCGGGGTGCTCAATGTGAAGGTTTTTTGTCATGGTAAAAACGAAGGTAAAAAAAACGGTTTGGGGTGTGGTAGGAATAGCAGTTGCTTATGGGATGCCCATCCCTCACCACTTCTTTATAATACCAATAAAAAACCCCCGTTAGGGGGTTTAGTGTGCAGTTCGGAGATTGTCACGCAATCTCTAAATGGTCTGCATCTATTAGAATCATGCCGTCCCAAAACTCTTTTATGTCCTCACGGAATGAAACGAACCAATTAAACTGCTTTTGAAAGATGCCGCATCCTGGTTTCACTTCCTGGAGTATGGCGTTCAGTCTGGATTTGGTTGTGGGTGTATCCCATCCGCATGAACTGATTTTGATTGCTTTGAGATTGTGGTCAAAAGTGGCAATGCTGTTACCATGTAATTTGACGGTTGAGCAGTTGGTTGATTCGTTGTATTCAACCTGTGTATTAGACTTTGACCAGTTGCCTTTATTTGAAAGAGCGAAATTCATT